GCTACCGTCGGGGTCGTACCGGATAAAAGTCCTTGACTATAAGGACGAGGACGGAAAGGCGCATTACCGGAGCTTTACCGGGAAAAACAAAAAAGCCGTGCAGCTTGAAGCGGCGCAGTTTGAGGCAAGCAGGAAAGGAAACAGGCAGGGTAAAATCACTGTATATGAGGCAATGGAGCGATGTGTGGAATCCAAAAAGAACGTTTTGTCGCCGCTCACATACAGGGTGTACACGAAGGCGCGGGAAAATGCGCTCAAGCCTCTCCACGACATTAACATTTACGATCTGACACAAGAAGATGTACAGATAGCTATAAATGCTGAGGCAGAAAATCACGCGCCGAAGACGGTTCGTAATATGCACGGTATGCTTTCAACAGCTCTCAAGATGTTCCGACCGGATTTTACGTTGAGGACGGTATTACCACAAAAAGAAAAGCCGGATATTATAATTCCGACCGAAGAAGAGGTTATGAAGCTGATACAAGCGGTGCATGATACCGAAATCGAGCTTCCGGTGCTTCTGGCGGCGCTTGCAGGGATGAGATCGAGCGAGATCGTCGGGCTGAAATGGAAAAACGTTGATTTCAAAGCCGGCACGATAAAGGTTGATACTGCCATCGTCCGTGACATAGAAAACAAATTTGTTGAAAAAGCCCCGAAGTCTTACTCAGGATTCCGGATAATAAAAATGGTGCCGTATCTCAGAACGGAAATGAAGCGGCTTTACAACCCAGATGACATATTTATCACGACGCTTAAGACGCACCAGATATACAAGCGGTATCAGAAAGTGCTTGAGGAAGTATGCCCGGAAACACACTACACCTTTCACGAGCTGAGACATTATACCGCATCGGTCATGATCATGCTCGGAATACCTGTAAAGTACATCGCAGATATGCTCGGACACGAGACAGAGGACATGGTCAACCGGGTATACGGACACATCATGAGGGATAAAACAGATATGTTTTTTGAGAGGTTAGAGGCATACTATTCCGATGCTTTTAAGCAGTTTTCGGAGAAATCTGCCACGAAATCTGCCACGTGAAGCAACAAAGCCAATAAATACGGGCTTTTTTGGACTTTTCAGAAAGGTTCAAGTCCTTTTACCCGCACCAAGCCGATAAACCCGCGTCCCGCTTGGGATTGCGGGTTTTTCCTTGTATTACGGGGCTTTGCGGCAGGTTTTTGTTCTGCCCTGCGGGGCGCGATTTTGCCCCATGGGGCATAATTTTGACCTCAAATCTGCCACGAATCTGCCACAAAAAAACTAACCCGCATTCCGTTCCCGGCGCGGGTTGTTTTTTCAGATGAGGTTTTCGCTCTTAAGGTGGGATTTTATGAGGAAGAGGACGTAGTCGGGGCATTCTCTGATCCCCGATTCCCAGTTCTGGATCGTGCGGAGGGGGATGCCGCCGCAGATGTCGCCGAAAGCTGTTTGCGAAAGACCGGTTCTTTTACGGAGAGACTTCAGAGCCTCGGCGACCGTCGCGATGACGGTTACACCGAAAAACTCTGCGGCGCGGTCGATAACGCACTCGAAGGTATCTCCGTCTGCCTCGTTATACTCGTCGAGCAGACCGGCAAGCTCACAAAGACGCTTCACTTCGTCCTGACACTCGCTCCAGTCGCCTGCCTCGCGGATGGTTTCCGCAAGCTCCTCGACTTGGTCGTCGTCGGCAAAAATCAAGTCGGCGACCGCTTCCTCTGATGGGGTGAATCCTTCATTCCAGATATCAGACCACTCATTTTCCGTCTTTGGCATATATGCGGAGAGGGATATATGCACTTCCGTGCCGAGATCGTCGGTGCCCTCAAGGTATATTGCGGGCTTGCGGTCGTCCTGTATGCTTTCACGATAGAAGCAGGGGCGGGCGATGAGCTTTTCCTGAAGAAATATGTCTATGTGCTTAAACATCGTGCGCCTCCTCAAAGAACCTCGCCGTCTATGTAAAGACGGTCTGCGATTTCAGGCATCCGGCGGCAGACTTCATCGATGCTTGAATCGGCGGCGTCGGACATCCCGGCAAGCCTTGCAAGCTCGAACTTCGCGCGGATAATGGCTTTTCTGAGCGCTCTTGCTTTCTCATGACGTGCGGAGAAGGATGCTGCGGTCTCTTCAAGGCTGTACCCTCCCATGCCGTCAAGCTCAAACTCCGCGTCAAGATACATTTCTTCGCTCTCTGCCGTCAGGCTTCTTCCGCGATAGTCGGATACGACTATATACTCATGGTATGTCCTGTCCTCGGTGCAGACCACATATGCATAGGTCTCGTCCGTAGTTTCGGCATTGAGGGTGGTGGGGCGAAGGTCAAGCTCTGCGATCCATTCGCGGAGGGTCTTGGTTTCGCCGATGCGTGTTTCAAGTTCTGCGTGTGTCATTTTGTACCTCTTTCTTCCCGGTGTCCAGGGTGTTTTTTATCTTACGTGTCTATTATACACTCATTGAGTGCATTTGTCAAGGGGTTTTTGAAAAAAAATAAAAAAATTTTTGAAAAAAATAAATGGCGGCAAAATCGCTCTTGCCGCGCACTTATTTTACTTTATTTCTTCTTCGTTGCACCACCCGTTAGCCGTACACCCGCCGAAGCCTTTCAGCAGATACGGATGTTTCGACTTGCCGAGCCGGTATATCCTCATGACCTTTGCTTTTCCCGGCTTGCACCCGAAGCCGATAAGCGCGTTCGCGTTCCGGTAATGCTTTTTCCCGGCAAAGACCACGGTGTCGCCGACGGATATCACCTTAGAGGGATGAAGAAGCCCGTCCACGTCGCGCCTGAAGTCGTCCATCGTCAGCCCGAACCGCTTCAGCCAGTGATCGCAGTCGGCGTGATTGCTTGCATAGCCCTTTTTGTACGCTTCTCTGTGCGATACGATGACCGAGGCTTCCCATCCCCATCTGCGGCAGATGTCGGCACACAGGGAAACAGCCGCGTTGTAGCACGCCTTGAAGTACGTCTCGTCCTTCAGCCCGTCCTCGCATATTTCAAACTGTATGTGCGGATACGGAGGATAGTTGTAAGAGCCTTTCTTGCCGTTACCCACGCCCCACGCGCATATCTCCTCCGGAAGCAGATGAAGTATGCCGACCGTGCCGTCAGCAAGCCGTCCGATCATATAGTGAACCGCCTTGTTCACGTTCGGTCTGTTCCAGTGATTGCCGTACCTGTTCCTCCCGATCTTTGCGATTATCTCCGCGCGGTCGGGATCGTCGTCAGACGGCTGACAGTACCTCGCCACCGAGGTCTGGTTAACTCCGGTCGAGTGTACCACGATCCCGACAGGCTTACACTCCTGATATACCGTATAGCACCGGCTCTGCGTGTGAAGGCATTCGGTTATAGTCATTATATGCCCTCCTCACCGTCGTCGGCACCGGGCTTGTCCCCGGAAAGCTGCTTGTATATCTGATGCGCTCCCGTCGCCGCAAGCCCGGATACTATGCCCACAGCGATTGCTGTAATGATGTCCCCAGCAGGGAAGTCCGGCATTATGTACATTCCCAGTACACCAAGCCCTCCTCCGAGTATGCCGCATATCACCGGAAGCCACTTGTTGTCAAGCGGTGTCGCCTTGATAAGCTGCGCGGCAAGGTAACAGATAACCGTTATCGCCGCAATTCCCGTAATTCCGAAATCCATAATGTTTGTCTCCTTTTCAGTATTTTCTGTTTTCGATTTTCCTGTAAGCGTCAAGATAAATTTCTTCTTTCTGCTTGTTGTATGTGACCTCATAGAACATTCCGTCTCGCAACGATGTAGCAAGTAAAGCCTTGATGTTCCCGAGGATATAGCAGTCCCACACCACAAAAACATCTTCTGTTCCGATCACGGCATTCTTTTCAACAAGATTTTCGTTTGTGTAATCTCGCACAAGTGCCTTTGCTTTCCCGACAAACTCTGCATTAGTCATATTTTTTCTCCTTTCAGGTTAAAAAATCGTTTGTTTCAAGAAGTATCTTGTATACCCGGCGCAGGTTCTCTATCGCAAGCACCGCCCGGTTGTTCTTGTAGTCGGGATGAGCCTTGCAATACCTCTCATACTCGTCTATCTCGACAAGCACGTCGTCAAATTCTTCTTTGGTATGCCGGAGCTTGCGCAAGACCTCCCCGTTGAAGCGGAGTATCTGCCTCCGATGCTCGTCCGCCGCTCTCATGTCGTCGGCAAGTATATGCCCTTCAAGCCGCTCCTGCGTCTCAAGAAGCGACGTTTTTATTTCTTTAAGGTCTTTAATCACGTCTGTATTAAACGCCCTCCCTATGGCTTTTATTATCGCCGTCCAAGGGTTGACCCTGATAGGCGTTATCTGTATGAGGGTAAGCAGGATGATTATAGCACCGCCGCTCCCCCACAGGATTTCTTTAAGTGTCACCTTTCATTATGTTCCTTTCTGCGATTTTGTCGCATTATTGTTTCAATTCATTAACTGGCATTAAATACCCAACTTCCTTTTAAACTTGAAATTAAATAGAACAGCTTACCGTTAGCAACGTTCGGCATAAACGATGGATAGCCCATCATGTCTGCCCAATGGGCGCAACACGGTCCAAGAGGAATGATAGTGTCGCCGGCAGTCAAAACGCCAATAATCGCTTTAGTTTGCATGGCACTATATACTTCATTAACAGTTTTATCAGCGGTAACACTTTCTGTTTCCGCATCAAAGGTAAAAGTAACAATCATTACATCACTGCTACCATTACCCCCCCCCCCCCAGCCAATTTCTTCAAAATCGCATACTTCGTAATATCCATTTTAACCTCCGAATGTAACCCACTGTCCCTCGGTGTTCACGACCTTCACCGTCCCGGACGCTATGCTTACTGCCGTTGACCCGACAGTAGTCTCCGGAAGCGACGCAAAGTCGTCATCCGTGTCGCAAAGGTAGTCAAAGGTCGTCGCCTTCGCATACTGATCGATGTTCTGATTCATTAACTTAACAGCCATAATGGTTCTCCTTAATTGATTTTGAGTTCTTGATTGTGGATTTTTCCTTGTCTCATGACTTCATTATCCTACACTTTCTTTGATATTGCAAATACGCATTTAAGAGATGTACCCTGCGACGTAAAAATCCGCACCGATGGTGATGTTTGACTGGTTGTTCATGCGGAAAACGCCCCACGCGCCGGTTCCGGTCTTTGATGGCTTGGATGTCTCTGTATCACCGGAGCCGGTGAGCAGACCGAAACGCTGACCGCCGTATATATGCGGCGTCGCCGTGACCGTCGGGATGCTTGTGAAGGTCACCGGGAAGGTCTGATTCGGTATCGCGTCGTCCTTGATGTACATACCGTTCCATGCTGTGGAAATGTTTACGGTCTTTGAGTATGTACCCCACAGTTCGCAGAAGCCGGAACTCCACTTGCACACCTTCCATATACCGCTTGTATATCTGGAGATGACATAGTCAGAAAAGGTTTTCCCGTTGACAGTCAGAGATTTAACCGCCATTGCGCCGGAAAACTCCCCTTGTGTGCCGGTGATCTTCTTTGCCGTAAGGTTTCCGTCGATGCTGACCGGGACATTGAAGCGGAAATCGTTTTCGCCCCAGTCAAAGACGGGAACGCCCTTATTTACGCGATATACGGCGGTTTTACCTTCAGTGTATATCTTATCATACGCGGTCACTTCCACGTCATTTACGGCAGTATAGGACACTCCTGACACGTTACCAGATGCGGTGTATGTGTTCCCGACCGACGATGCCGTGATTTCCGTATAATCGCCGTAAGAACCGCCGTCGGGCTTTACCCTCACCTTTACCGTGAGAGTGTTTGCGACCGCGCCGAAGGAGCCGGAGAAAAAGTTTCCGGTTGCGCTTACCGACACCACGTCAGAACCCGCAGATTCGCGCTGTACGGTCGGATTGAGTGTGAGGGGTATATAGTTCACCATACTAAGCCCAGCAAGCTGTATGGCGGTTGTAAGCCCTCTGCTGTCGGTCACGCTGACGGTGACGGCACTGCTTTCGACGGCGTTGAGGGTGACGTCAGCTCCGATTGCGCTTATGCCGCCGCACGTGACGCGCACAGAAGCCACGGAAGCGCCGTTCTTTGCCGTCGCGATTGTCTGTACCCGAAGATTGGAAACGCCCTTGATGAGCGTTGTGGCGGCTCCTGTGAGGGCTGTTGCCTTTGTGTTTACATCCTGCGCGGTTGCAGAGGCTTCCGGGGCATTGGTGCTTTCCCTCACGGATGCGGTGAGATATGTCTCGCTCGTCCCCATACTGGTCAAGCCGTTGAAGGTTTCGCACCGGATGTATATCTTGATTTCCCGGCTGTTTGGTATCAGCTGATATGCCGCCTCCGGCACCGTCCATCCGTACTGTGTCGCGGCGGTTTTGGATACGATCTCGGTGTACGTGCTCTGCCCATAATACCGGTATGAAAGGGTGCTGGTATACGCATTGTTGCTCTTGTTTATAACGATAGTGCTTGCCGCGCCGATATAAGCATCCGTTGCCGTCACGGTGCTTTTTCTCGCGATTGCCGGAAGTGTCGCAGTGACCGACACCGTCCCGCTTGCGTTCTTTGCCGGGGTGTATGTCGTACCGTTTACCGTGAAAGTCCACTTCCCATAGAGCGGGATGTTTTTCGCATATCCGTCAGTGCAGTCAACATACACGGTTCCCTCGTCGATAATAGTGCCTTTTTTATAGCTGTACCCGCCCTCGGAAAATGCCGACAGCTCCCACGCGGCAGAAGGCTCGTTCGTGCCGGAAAAAGCCGACGCGCCGTTTATCGTTCCGGTGTATGTCGTGCCGTACTGGTAAAACTCCGAGTTTATAGTACACGCAAGCACCATTTTTGTTGATACCGTGTGATATCCTGTCACGGTGTTCGGCGTTGATTTCCCGTAAAGCAGGATATAAAAGCCGTAGTTGCCGCTCTGCGGTGCGATCTTTGCCGACCGTCCGAGATATTGATATGTGCTTGTGAGTTCCATCATGTTCCTCCTATCCAGAAGCACGCTGTACGTGTGCCGTCATAGTCCTCAAGACGCGAGTTTTTGCCGATAATCAGGTACTTTCTCACGCTGACGTTTATCGCGCTCACACCCTCGTTATTTGCCGTCAGGATGTTTTCGTCATCGCGGTTTACGTACATACCGGTGTTGTCGAGAAGGTTCTCTATTTCCTCCCCGCTTTTCTTTATCCGCAGACCGTCTTTGTCGAAGGTATATCCGGTTTCGGTCGTCACCGAGTTTATGTCCCCGACAGCTTCCGAGATCGCGATTCTGACTTGGTCTGCCGTCATGGTCATCGCGACCTGCTGAGACAGCTGGGCTACATCGAAGCGCAGTCCCTCCTCGGTTTTTGTGATCTGGGTAATTCTTTCCGTCCGCTCGTTATCGATCAGCTTTCCGACGTCCTTTGATACGTCAAAGGTGCTGTTTACGCGCATCTCGGACGCGGCAGAGTTTTTGATGCTTGTCATGCCGAGAAAAGTAAAGGACATATCCGTCACTATGGAGAAATATTCCGTCCCGTTCCGGTCTTTCACGCTGATCGTGTCCATAAACTCCGCGAGAGGATATCCTCCTATCTCTCCGTCAAACCTCCGGAGAGTTTTCCCGACGAAGATGCCGTTGAGTGCATTCACCGCCTCGGCTTCTTTTCCGTCCATCAGCGGGTTTTCAAGCTCTATCACATATCCGTCGGCTCCGGATATGACGCGGTTCCGGACAATTTTTCCGTCCACCACCTGAGAGGCTATCGCCGAAATGCCGGTTATCGTGATATCATCCGTCGCGACGGTCAGCTTGATCCAGTCCTCCACCGTCTGCACGGCGGGAGAAGCAAAGCTGTATGTGATGATTTCAAGCTCCCCGGCGCGGTTTATCCGGGCATTTCCTCCGGCAAGCATCGCCACCATGCCGAGAACCTTTCGGTAAGTATATCCGTCCGGCTTTGCCGTCACTTCAAAGTCGCTGTTTACAAAGCTGTCGCTTCCGTGAGCAAGACCGCACCGATTGCAGACATCGACGAAGATTTCCGAAAGCGTTGCCGGATAAGACAGTGCGGTGTCGTACTCCTTGTCCGTGAGGTACATATCGTCGTTGGCGGTGATGGAGATTATCGTGCCGGGGGTTTCGGGGGTCAGTACCGTAAAGGTTCCCATGAGTACATCTTCCGTGCCTCCCTCAAGAGCGAAAAGAAGATGCAGCTCGATCTTTGCTCCGGTGAAGGAGTATGCGCTAAGCGCACCGTCGAAGTTCAGCAGTTCAAGCGATATGCTCCTGCTGATTGCTTCTCCGAGGGGCAGACCGTCGGATTCTGCCCCTTCCGATACCTTGTTTCCCATGATCGAGAAATCGTTCTCCGCAAGCGTCAGAACCGTGCCGTTTGCGAGGGTGATTGTCGCGCTACACCTGTAATTCGACCGGTCTTTCATCGCCTCCTTGAAGGCGTCAGATACCGATATCATATAGGATTCACCCCCGTCATCTGTATCGACAGGCTTTCATACACTTCCCCTCCCTCGATAAGCCGACCTATCGAAAGATTCCCGCGCCCGACGTAAAATTTTCCGTCTCTCCATGCACCATAGTAAGGCGAGAAATAGTGAAGCGTGAAAGAGCTTCCCTTTGCCACCTGCTGAAGGATGGTTTTCATCTCGTCAAGCGTGAGGTTGCTTGCGGCATAGCTCAGGGCTTCGACCGTGAAAAGCCTTGAAGCCTTGAGCTTGCCGTTCTGCGCCCTCTTTGCGCTTTCGTCATAGGTAGTCTCGAAGTCGTACCCAAGCCCCTCGTCGGGCTGTCTTATGGTAATTCCGTTTATCTTGATTTTGTCCTGTGCCATATATCCTCCTTATGCAAGCAGGAAGGGATTCTTCCCGGTCTGCATCTGCGCGTTGCGCCCCTCTTCAAGCAGGAGCTGGAAAAGCGTTTTCCCATTTGCCGTCGCGGTGATGTTGTAAGTGTTCCCGCCGCCGGTGCCGGAGCCGAGCACTTCCCGCAGCGCCTGTTTTATGGTCTCAAGCGGCGCTTCGACGTTCGTCCCGTGCTTCTGATCGCCGAGAACTGCCGTAAACGGCGCATTCGGAGGGATCACCGCGCCGGATGCAAGATATGGAACGGTAAAAGACTTGAGTTTGCGTATTGCCGCTTTTTTCTTGTAATAATCCTCTCCGGGCTTCATGCTGTCCTCAAGCTGTCCGATCAAGAACTCCGTATAATCTGCGACGTGCGTATTGGTTTGGTTAACAGAACTTATTATACCGTTTCCAAGCGCATCTCCGATTGCTTCTCCTGCCGCTTTTGCAGCCTTTTGATTTGCTCTTTCAAGAGCTTGTTTTCCGAAAGTTGCTACAAGCTGAGATATAAGATTCTTGCTGTTTTCTCGTATATCATCAATAATTGTTTCGCCGGCTTTAATTATTGATAGCTTGCCATTGCGCAGTTCTAACTCAAAACCCTCCGCGTATGATCTCCCTGCTTCCTGCCCTCCCGCTTTTGCATTTTCGACAACCTTGCTTAATATTTCTTTGTTTTTATTTAATACATCATTTACCGTGTTTGCTGTTATCTCTGCAGCGCGGCGGTTAAGCTCTATCTGATCGTCAATAAATCCTTTGCCTTTATTTGTAAGTTCGTCCAGCGCCTTCTTTGCCATTTCCACAGCGTTTTCGTACTCTGCAATTATATTTCTGTTTGCAAGTTTGAATTGACTTTCTTTTCCTATATACGCATTTAGCCACGATACAGAAGTATCAGAAAGGTCGACATATTTTTTCGCCACATCTCCAATGCTATGCCCAGTATCTTCAACCTCGTTCTTGATTTTTATCCATGTTTTTACATCAACAAGCCCGCTTTCCCTTAATTTTTTGAACTTGAAGTTGTCGCTTTTTTTGAGAAGAGCGTTTATTTCTTCGAGAGTGTATTTTGCCGTTTTGGGGTCGAACAATAATGTGGTTTGCTTCGGTATCACTTTTTGGTATGCATCGATATAATCCTTTTGCAGATCGGTGTTCGATCGCACGTCTCCGATATCGATTACATTTCCCAAATGAGTTCCCTTGAAAAGCCCTTTGAGGAATCCATCAAAGCCTTCTTTCAAATGATTCCATATCGCATTCCAATCGATGTTATCAATCCAATTTGAGGCATCCTGCAAAAAGTTGTTCAGCCCCTCTCCAATCATCTCTCCGAAATCACGCCATGATATATCCTTGAACTTATCCTCAACCTCGACTATTTCAAACATATCCGAGATTTTTGATATGGTAGTTGAATCATTTCCAGAATCCCACGTCTTAATTTCGTCAAGTCCGGAAAGGTTCTGCTTTGCTTTTTTGGCAGCGTTAGAAGTATCTATTAGACTTTGCGCATAATCGTTCCACACGTCTTTAGCTTTTGTGTATGTGGTCTGACCCGTCATTGCCGCAATGAACTGCGCCACTTTGTTTATTGCCTGATTAAGCCAATCCACAGCTTTAATAATGTACGGCGCAAGTGCATTTATCAAAGGAGCGATAGCTGCAGTGAGGTTGTTTTTCAGCTTCGCAAATGCTGACTGTATGCCGGAAATGCTTGTGTTCGTTTTCTTGTCAAACTGGACGATATTCTTTATACCGTCCTTGATGGCAGACCTTAATTTATTAAAGAGTGAATAGACCGTTGCGATGCCCAAGCCGTATTTGATAAACTTTTTCAGCGGGTTTCCGGAGCCTTTAATCCCTGCGAAAAACTTTTTCACCGCCCCCGCCGCATTGTTCATGGTGTTTTTTACTCTCTCATAAACGCCGGAAAAACCGCCGCCGCTTCCCGCCGCGCGTTCGGTTTCATCAGCCATTTCTCCTATTGATTCTGCCGCCTGTTCCGCTTCTCCTGATACCTGAGATACTATACCGAGCGATTCTTCAAGAGCCGCTGTGGATTCTCGAACGTTTTGAGGAATTGCCCCTATGGTAGCAAATACGGCTTTTATGCGATCGAAAGCCTGAGCGAAAATATTACCCTTTGCGGCTGCCTGTTCGACCTCTGAAGACATTTCCGAGGTTGTCGTTGCCGCCTGAGCGGTGTTGTCAGCCGTTTCAGCCGTCGCTATTGCCGCCTCTTGCTCCGAGCTTGTGTACTCGCCCAGTTTCTCCCGCAGTGAAGCATAAATTACTTCCAGTTTCCCGCCCATCTGTCCGAGCTTGTCCTGTGCTTCGGTCAGCTGAGAGGTAAGACCGGAGATGTCCGCGCCGGTGTATGCTTCGCCGGACTGCAACAGCCGGTCTTTTTCGGCTTTCGCCTCGGCTATTTTCTCCCGAAGCATCTCGATATCATACTCCATGCGCTCATATGCCGTGCTTCTGGTGCTTCCTCCGGTCTCCATGAAGCGGATTTCTCTTTCGATTGCCGCGTCAAGCTTCTTCTGGTAGTCGTCTATCTGCTTGTTTATGTCAGTGAAAGCCTGAGATTCAACCTTTTCGCTCTGCGCCTCCTCTATCTTCGCCTTGAGCGATTCAACCCGCGCTTCCTGCTCCCTGTATGCGGCATTCTGCTTCTCAAAAGCCTGTACGGACTTCTCGATGGATATCTGTATTTTTTCGCTTACGCCCTCAAGGTTGTGCGCCGCCTTGCGGAAAGCGGCTTCCATGTCCTTGGAGCCTTTTTTGAAGCCGTCGGTTTCGATGGCTGTGTTTATTACTATTGTTCCGTCGGCGTGCCTTGCCATATGTCCTCCTATCCGAGCAGAGCCTTAAGCCGCTCCTGCTCCTGCAATTCCTCTTCCGAGTACCTTTTTTCAAAATCAACGAGCTTTTTGTTTTCCCGGTAAAACGTCCGCTCATACTTTTCGAGCCTTTCTCCCTTTGCCTTCTTATTCCGGATGCTTATCACGCTGGAGAAAAGCCCCTCGCCTATCTCCATATATGCTCCGAGGAAAGTCCACCAGTGCAGATACGGTGCTACACGACATTCTGTGCCGAGAACCTTGTTTACGGCAGGGATGAGTATAGGCGCGTCCTGCTCCCAGTCCATGAGCCGGGGTTTGGGGCTGTCGTCTGATGTGCTTCCTGCGTCGATGAACTCCACCGCTTTCTGAAAGGCTTCTTCGTACTTTTCCTGTGGGATTTTGTCGAAGTCCTCATACAGTATCTTCAGGCACACAATAGCCTTTTCGTCATCCTCAAGGTCGGGGTCGTTGAAGGCTTTCAGCACGTCGAGCACCGCGCGAAAGTCGCTTCTAATGGCAAAGCCCACACCCCCGATTTCAAGGGATGTGGGCAGTTCCCAGACATTCACTTTGCGTATTTATCCGTATATTTCTTTATCTTTTTGAGCTTCTTATCGACGCGCTTTTTGGTTATCTGCTCGATGATACCGCCAAGCCCCTCAATTATACCCTCAAAGAAGAAGTCGCCGTCGGAGTTAAGAGAGAGAGCGCTTACCTTCCCGAAAATCCCCTCGTGCGCGTTTTCGCCGAGAAGATAGTCGAACTGCTCCCCGATCTTCCGGTTAAGCTCTGATGCCCGGTCAAGCGGGTCTGCGTCCTCTGAATCTCCATAGCCGTTGAAAAAGTCTATCACCGCCCGGAAGCGGTCAACGATGCCGACGTCTGACGGATTCAGCCCGAATTCTCCTATCTTTGCTCCGGTTTCGTCTTTCAGGTCGATCATGATTTTTCCGGTATCGACCTCAAGTGTAAGTCTTCTCTCGTCCATGTGTTATCTCCTTAAAGCGATGAATCGGCTGTAAAGGCTTTGGTCGCCAGTGCGAACTTTCCCTTTACTCTCTCGCCGGTATAGTATACGGTGAACGGGATCTGATATCCCGAAGTGTCCCCGCCGTAAGAGGTCGGCACGACATAGCAGTCCTGCTGCCATGCAGTGAAAGAGCCGCTTGTGGTGGAATCCTCGTCCCAGAGATGCACCTCAAGAGCCTTGGTCTTGCATCCGTCTCCGGTCATGCGGTTGTCGATGATGTCCTGAAGCTTGAGGAAAAGCGCGTCGCCGACCTCCGCATAATACGGATCTGCATCTGCGGAAACCTCGTACCCGTTGTGCTTGAAGGTCGATTCGCCGAGGATGTTTTTGCTGGTCTCGGTGTCGGGGTTCAGCTCGATGCTGTACTCCTCAAGGTCTTTGCCGAGCCTTTCCCAGCTTGCTGTGCTTCCGAAAGAAGTATCAATGTAATGCGCCATGTACTTTCTTTCGATTTTTCCGGTTATAGCCATATTATCCTACCTTTCAAATTCATTTTTGTACTGAGCGGATATGTATATCACCCAGTTTTCGCTTTTGTTTTCGTTGACGCTGTCGAGATATGCCGCTGTCTGCCGCTGTACCTGCGTAATCACGCGGTTTCCGGTCAGGGCGGGATATCCGTCGAGCTTATACTCCGTGTCGTCTACCGTGATCGTCTGCCGCTCAAGCCACCGTCCGAGGTTGTCAAGCCACTCCTTGATTCTCGCCCGACGGTCTTCGGTCAGATTTGCCGCACGGTATATGACGTGCAGAGGGTATACACACGTCTGCGTTACGTGTCCGGTGATGCTTTCCCGCTCTGTTGCTATAACCGCGCTTGATATAGGATACATCGCCTTCCCGCTCGTTTCGGGGAGCGTCGCAAATGCGATCTCGTCCCCTATCGCAAGCCCCGGATATTTGTTCAGCAGTGTGCGCATTGCGGCGGTCACTTCTTCGTAACCGTCAAGATCGTATTTTAACTCTTGGTCTGCCATCAGTCACCTCCGCCGGCTGTTTTTTTTGCTTTTCTTATCCAGTCAGCCGCATAATGCTTTTTGGCTTCTTCAAACCACATCGGCACGGCTTTCGGATTAGAAAACGTCAGTTCAACCTCCGGCACTTTCACAACCTTTTTCGCGCCTTTACGCGCCCACGGGCTTTCCGTCACCGGGTCGATCATCAGCTTGCCGTAGTACAGGAATCGCCCGTAAGGAGCATGAGCCGCGACAACCTCGCCGGAACCGGCAAGAGCCATGCTTTCCTGTTCAGTAAGTTGTATGAATGTCCCTGTGTCCATCGGCATAAATGGCTTCATGCCGCTCATCACGTTGTTGTCAAGCTCAAACTGCGCACGCTTGAACTGGTCGTAAAAGCGTTTGTAGCACACCTTGATTCTGAGGTCGCCGTCGATCATCGTGAAGTTTCCGGTGTACTTCAGCGCCTCGATTTTCTTGGATTTCGCCATAGCTACCTCCCAAGTATCTCAAAGTGCGGTATCACCGTATACAGAGCCGCAGAGCTGACGGTAAAGACGTAATCGTGCTTTTTGAGCATATAGTTGTAAAAGCCGTCGTACTTGTCGAAATCCGCGTCAGAAACCGGGGCAGTGTCATACTTTCCCCACATGAAGAAGTCGCTGTCTTCGCCTTCGCTTGTGAAGGTGATGGTCTTCGGCAGAAGGTCGTTTGTCTGCCTGTCCCACTCTTTGGGCGAGAGCCACTTTTTCCCCGCGACGTATATGCCGCCGTCAGTCTTTGTGTACTTTATATGCAGCACCGCTTTATCCTGAGATTCCGCGCCGTATTTCGCAAGTATCGCCGCCTTGTCGATGTTGAGATCAACCCCGGCGATGACTGTGGGATACCATGTATCGCCGAGGAAAGATTCATACCGATTGAAAACGGTGACGGTATCAGAGTACATAAGGATATGCCCCTCCGTACAGCAGATTCACGCTATTTGCGTCTTTTACTCCGGACAGGTATTTCCTTACCGTCGCAAAATAAAGCTTCCTGCGCTCATCCTCGCTTGCCACAGCGGCATCTATCGCAGACTGCCCGGATGATACCGAGTAGCTGATCGATTCCGAGCCGGATGATACCGACGAAACGACAGCCCCGGTGACGGTGCCGTCCTCGCGCTGTACAAGCCCCCGGACGGATGCCGCGCGTTTTTCTGCGGCATCTATCTCGGACATATCATGTATAAGAGCACAGGCACAGCGGATCACAGCCTCGGCATCGTCAGCGTCCGTCGGGTGCGCGATTTTAAGTTTTTTCACCCCGTCCACGCCGGTTGTGCAGTAGTCCATATACCGCGATGCATCATACGAGAATCGGTTGAAATCTATCTCGGATATGCTTCCTTCACCGTATATCGACGTATACCGGCTGTAATCCGCGTATGCCATACGCTCTCCTCCTTACTTTACTGCGATGGTTGCGTTGCCGGACTTGAGTGCCTTATAGGTGCTGTCAGCCTCAACAACGGTGATCTTGTGTCCCGACGTTGCTGCGATGTCAGACTTGCCGTCCCATGTCGTCCAGTTGCGGACGTTCTGGAGGTAAGTCACGGTCGGAGCGGTTGTGGAATCGGTCTTGTACTTGTACACGCCGCCGACCTTAGCGGGAGTGACGGTCAGCTTGGTTGTGCCGGTCGTGCTTCCTGCCGCAGATGCGACAGTCAGAGTACCGAGAGAACCGTTGCCGTCGGACAGCGTAACGACCGCGATTGCGTCGATGTACTCCGCAAAGAGGGTAAGTCCCATGATTGCGAAAGCCTCGGACACAGCGGTGTTGTAGTTGCCCTGCGTGTGGAAACCGATGAGGTTCGTCTGTCCCTGAGTAGTATACTCAAGTCCGGCGCGACCGAAATCGGAATCACCGGGATCGACGTAGTAAAGTACGATGTTTTCGACCGGCGTTGCGATCACGCGACCTCTTTCGATCTCGTTTTCGCCGAGAAGGAAGATGGTGTTGAATCCCATGAAGTCCTTGATGTACTGGAATCCGAACTGGGTCTGAATCGTGATGTTTGCGTTACCGAGGTATTCGTATACGTCAAGGACGTTGACGAAGCCGACGGTGCCGGTCATGGTGCGATGAATGGTCTTGAACTTGTTTTCGACAAGTCCCTTTGCCATTGCGAGAGCCATCTGGAAGGTGGTCTCGGTGTCGGTCAGCTCACCGGTGTTGAGGTAAGCATAGAAGCGGGATGTTACCTCGCTCTGAAGCTGGAACAGGAACTCGTCGTCGGTCATCGCGACTGCGTTGTCGTATCCGTGATCCTTGATTGCTTCTATCGAGACTGCCTTTGCGTACTTCTCGATAGTCATCTCGGCGTAGTTCTTTTCCTTGACAACGAAGTTGCTGTAAGGGATCTCCTCGCCTTCGCCTACCGCGCCGCTCTTGAGCGTGCCTTCTGCGTACTTGCTCTTGAGTACCGCGCCGGGCTGTTTCTTGATGGGACGCATGATGCCGAGGATTTCGGTGAGATGCTCCCAGTTACGGGTGAACCGCGTGACGAAGTCTATCTCTCTCGCGGTTACGCTGATATTTGCGGATTTTGTAAGTCCGTCTTTAGCTGCCATAGTTATTCATCCTTTCTGAACAAATCCATGTTCTGTGCGATGGCGGTCTGCCGCTCTGTCGCGTCTTTGATTTTGTAAATATCCTCTATGCTGGAGTACTTCTTTACGCCGTCGTTCTTCCCGAAGGATGAAGTAAAGCGCGCTGAAGGTTTGCTGTCCTCGGCAAAAGCGTCCTTGTCCTCCTCCCTGAGTTTGGATATCAGGGAATCAAAGCCACGGAGCTTGCCGTCCTTGTTAAGCTCGATTCTCTCCTCTTTAAGCCGGGATTTCACCCCCCGCTTGGCTGTCTCAGAGGTAAATTTTATGCCGTCCAGCGCGGCATTCAGCGCGTCGTCAAGGTCTCTTTCGGCGAGCTTGTCCTTAAAATCCTTTTCCGCTTTCTCGGCTTTGTCCTTATATTCGGCAAGCTGAGTGCGCATGGTGGACAGGTCAACGCCTTCAAAGCCCTTGAGCGTGTTCTTCGCGCTTTCGAGCTGCGACTTGTAATCGTCGCGTTCCTGCTCAAGTCTCCCGGTCTTCTTCTCCATCTCGGCGACTGTCTTGTAATTTTCCGCGACCTTCTTGGTGAGATCGGGCAGTTTGTCCTCCGGAACTTCGATGCCGATTTCCTTGAGTATTTCTGTGATGTTCTGCATATTATCCTCCTGCGTGATTTGTTTTTCGCGCCGCCCGCGAATCGGATGATAAGCCGTGTAAACCCCGGCAAGGTAATTTTATGTCACCGACTGTATGTCAGCTTCATATCTGCGATATCGACAAGGGACTGATTCTTGCACTTCGGGCAGAACAGCGGGAAATCGCTGACCTTGGTGCGCCGATTGACCATCACGCGGGTTTTTCCTCCGCATATCGGGCATAACACCCACTCGTTTTCGGTCGGATTAATAAGCCTCACCCCCTATCATAACCATTGTAAAGCCAAAAACAAAAAAAGTCCAATACGCATTTAAGGGGGAGAGCGTTTCCGTTCTCCCCCCCCGCCTGTCAGCTAAGGCTGTTCAGCTTGCTGAGATACCGCTGTATCGTCTCGCGCTCTTCCGCGCAGTCAGCGTCCCGGAGCATTTCCTCCATTCTGCTGGCGAAGCTGTCCATATAGTCATCGAGGGTGTTCATCAGCCGCTGTTTGCAGTTTCCGTCCCCCGCGTTGTGTCTGTATGTCCGCTTACTGTCGATATATCGGTTATAAGCATCCGAGCCGTCCCGATAGCTGTATCCGTCGCTCCGGCTGTATCTGCCGTGACTGTCACGCTTCCGGTTTCTCTCGCTGTATCCGTCGGTCTCATAGTAATCCTTTTTGGCTTCCCAGTAATCGACGTTTTTCAGGTCTTTGTACATATCTATGAGCTTGTACGCATGATCGAGGTTGCCGATGTTCAGCCCCTTTTCGGCTATCTTATCAAGCTCCTCTTTTATGCGTTCGCCCATGCGGTACATCTCGTCCATGCTCTCACCCCCCTAAGCCACGCGCTCAACAATGATGTTGGCGTTCTGGATTTCGATCGCCTGTTCGCTTGTGTTCTCTACCGCAATATTGTAGCAGCACCCGCGAGGAACCGTGACAAACAGTGATCCGGAGACGTTCTGATACTCGCCCACCGCCGCCGGGGTGGATATCATCGAGCTTGCAGGTATCGGCTCTCCACCGATGGCAAGCGCAATTGATATCGCACCCACTGTGCCGCCCGTCGGGATTGCAATATTGCCTCCGAAGGACACCTTGTATCTTGCGCTCTGAGCGCAGGAATTCACGATGCCGCGCAGAGTTATAACTCCCGCGCCTTCGCGGTGTACGACATATCCCTTGGTGCAGGGAACAGGCGTCTCGGTGAAAAGGACATTGCCGTTTGCCGCCACTCTCTGGACGGCGTTTGAAGTATATTCAGGCATCTTTTGCACCTCCTACCGTGATTCCGTGTGGCTCACTCAACCGCCGCAGGTGCAGAAGGTACTTCCGCAGCAGTTGGGATTCTGGACGATATAAGACGGTGTCGGGGTGGGCTGAAGCCTGTTCACGATATCGCTTCCGACCTGCGTGATAAACTGGTTCTGAGCGGTCTGAGACTGTGCAAAACGCAGTGCGTTGTTATCCGCGAGAAGGTCAGCGTTACGCGACTTGAGCGCGTCTATCTCCTGCTGACACATCTTGTCGAGGATCGCCCTTGTTCCGGCATTGGTGCTGTCTATGATGTCTCTTGCGGCACTCTGTATGACGTTGTTCGTCGCACAGCTCTGTGTCGCCATGTCATAGCGCACCTGTGCTATGGCTTCGCGGTTCTGGCAGCAGCAGTCCGCAAGCTGGCTTGAAAGGCTGTTGAATCCTTTTTCCACCCCGCAGAAGCCCTGCATCATGCCGTTGTTCAGCGCATAGGTGCTGTCACACAGCCCCTGCTGTATGCCCCTTATGCCGTTTTCAAGCCCGTTGAGCGCAAAGCCCTCGTTGATGTCTGCGCGTGTGGCATATCCCTGAAAACCGGCTCCGTTTGCGCCGTTGTTGCCCCATCCGTTGTTCCATCCACCGAACATCGCGAACAGGAACAGGATGATGATCCACCATGCACCGTCACCGCCGAAAACTCCGTCGCGGTTGTTTCCGCTCACTGCCGCGTAATCGGCAGGGATGTTATCCTTCACAAAAGCGACGAGGACGCATATCTCACGCTGAAGCTGACGGAGGAGCTCTGCCGCAGGCTGGACAAGCCCCTTGATTCTCTTGTCAGGCTGTACCCCGATTCCTGCGGAACCAGCCGGAACTATACCGTCCGCTGTGAAAAAAACAGCATTCAGTCGATGATGAACTGCCTTTCGGAGGGCGAAGACGCCCTCAGCCACGCAAAAAAGGAGCAGTGTATAAGGGAATTCTCGCGCAGGGTCAGACCGGACTGCAAAACGCTCCCCGGCGTGCTGAACGGCAAAAAGCTCTGCTTTTCCGCGGAATTCGAACAGAGCCGCTCAAAGGACACCCTTGTCCTTATACAGGTGCTGGCGAACTGCGGGTGTACATACAGCACAAGAGTTTTCGAGAACGATTACTATGTTGCGACCGATGAGGAGCTGAATGCCCCTCCAAAACGCGGAAAATCCCGTTATGCCGCGGCAATGAGGGCATATCACGGAAGCAGAAAGCGGATACTCTCGCTTGACAGGCTTCTTCAGCTTGTCGGACTGACGGGCGAAAGCCTCTCCGCCGCCCCGATACCGACCGTCCCGGAGCAGTCCGAGCCGGAGAACCGCGGCTACACCGCCGACTGCCCTCCAAGCACGATCGGCGACCTTCTCAGAGCCCAGGGTATGGACCTGTGGAGTGAAATAAGATAGCGAAGCCTGAGCGCCGGCTCAAACCCGCAGGCAGACACCCCGGCATATGTTGTCTCCCAATCCCGTCCGGTTGCCCCCGATATCGCCCGGATGACGCAGTCTCCGACGCGGTTTCCCCTTGGGTTGGGGTTGTACTGTATGAAGTTCATCGCCCCACCTCCGTTGTAATAATTATACCATACAGGGAGCGAAAGTCAATAGATAAAGCCCGATGTGTATTCACCGGGCTTTTTGTGGCTGTTTTATCGGGGTTTGCGGGCGGTTTTATACGCGCGGTCAGGGAATGTCATACCAGCTCTTCTTTGTTTTGATGCACTCTTTCAGTATTCTGACATAGTCCTCTATGCTGTCGAATTCATCATAATTGAATCCGGGTGGGGTTTCGTTGAACACTTTTCTGTATTCACCCATCAGACTGCGTATTTCTTTGCTTTTCAACATAGCGATTTCTTTCGGGCACAGGTACATTATCATACATCCTTTCTGATTTCGTTATATGCTTCGTAGACTTCAGGGAAAATCTCGTTAATGAGATCAATGTGTTTCTTCTGATCAAAGACGCCCATTGAAAACAGATTGGCGAATATCTCTTTTTCTTTGGCGCCATGTTTTGACCAATATTTTGCCGAGTGATATGCCGTTGTTTCAACGTCTCCGTTTGAAAGCGCAGAGATGATATCTGAAAAGAAACCGTCACCGTCGGAATTCACGCTGTATTCGCTCAACCTCCCCGCATTCCGCATAGCGACCGGGTATGCATCATCAATCGCCTTGCTGAATTTCGCGTTTTTCTCTGAATGATAATCCAGAGCGTCAATGCGGTGAGAAAGCTCATGTGTGACCGCTTGAGGATAACTGTAATTGTCAAAGTTTCGGTGTTCAGGATTATACACTACCCTGTCGCGCTTGGTATCATACCGGAAAGCGGAGCTGATTTCCGTGCTCTCTTCAAATTCCGTCGTTTTATAAGCTGTCTCTATGCTCATTTTATACTCTTCCGGAACTTTTGTCAAGAGCTTTTCGTAATCTGCGTTTGCTTTATCTATATCGAACCGCCCCGATGCGTCCCTGTACTCCGACATCGGCTTTTCGACGTTATAGATATCTGTCCCGACGGTCACCTCAACCGTGCCCGTGTCCGGCTTCTCTCTCGGCTCTGTGCTCCGGCTGTTCTTGTACCTTGCCGCAGCTCCCCGCGCCTCTGCCGCCTGTTGCCTGTCCCACTTGGCTATCGTCAGCCGTTCCTGACGTGTTTTCAAGCCGTTCTGTTCGCAGAAGCCCTTGTATTCCTTGTTCTGCCGCTCCAGCTTCGCGGCTTTCTTCTTGTAATCCTCGTCAAGTGCCGCTTTGTGGTCGGGGTGTTCGGCATAATCGCGACCTTCCTTTATCGCCATGACCTGACGCTTGGTGTGCCGGATGCGGTTTTCAAGCTGCCTCTGCTTTTGGGAGAGATCGTATGCCTTTTTGTTCTCCTCGCTGTCGAAATCCGAGAAGGGATTTGTCTCACCGTCTCCGGGGCTGTAAGAATGCCGGCAGTTCGCACCGTTGATTCCCTGCACATCCCCCTGTCCGCATACGCTGAAGGGCGGGAAACGCTTGTCTTTGCCGCTTTTGGAGTAAAATTTACCCTGCCACCAGAAGTGATTTGTGTAATCGTTCTTCTCGGTGTACCTCGCGCCGAGATGGGCAGACACAAGAAGTATATCCCAGTCCATTTCTTCCATGCGGGCGTTGGTGATCTCCGCGCATGACTGAGAGATTCCGGTTCGAATGTTGCGAAGTGTAGCGGTTTCAATCGTGTCCCGCCGGGTGATGTTGCCGTCCTTGTCCCGGTATGCCACCACAACGCCCTCGTCGGCTATGCGGTTTATCGCCTCACGGAATGCCTGCGTATACGATATCGCGCCCGACTGCACGCTGTAATAGGCACGGTCGCACTCAACGATAAAACGGCGGTATGCCTCCCCCGCTGTCGTGCGGGAAAAGTTACGCCACTCTCCGAGCGTCGCTTCGTATGCCCTCTGCATCATGCGGATGTACTGCGGCGACTGTGTGAGCGGCTTTGTTGCAAGCCCTGCCGCCTCGTATACCCGGCTGTCGTAGGCGTAAGAGCGTATGCCGGCATCCTCAAAGGCGGCGCGGATTTCTGCCCTCTGGAGCTTGGTCTTTGCCGCTATCTCCTTTTCGATATCCTTCATGAGGAAGCCCGCCTGCTTCAGCGTTTCAAGCTGATATTTGTCAATCGGGGTGAGTGTGTAATCGTCTCCCCGCTCAAGACGCGCCACAATGCGCTGTATGAGCCTTTTGACGATGTCTTGGTGTAACCGCTCCGCTATTTCCTCCGCGCCCTCAGAGACGCGCAGAAGGTACTCAGGAGACAGCATTTACTCCTCGCCTCCGAACATCGGGTCTGCCGGGGTTGCCTCCTCTATGAGAGCCTTTGCCTCTTCCTCGCTCAGTCCCTCAAACTTCACAAGATAATACCAGAAAGGAACCTTGTTCGACTGTGCATAGCTGTACCACCTCGCGCGATCCTCCTCCCGGTTGTATGTGATGTCCCCGAAGTCATACGTCGCCTTGTATGTCCCCGCCGGGGCGAGGTTGTATGCATCAGCGAACTTGTCAAGGGCATATATCACACCGTCAAGGCAAGCCTGAAGCTTATCCCTCATATCCTTGATGAGCTGTATCGTGCGGCGGTCATCCGATTCGACCTGCGTCGCCGTGACCATGCCGGATTTTTCGTTGAAAACGAAGTACCCGTTGGAGAAGCCGCATTTGTACCCGATCTGCGAAAGAAGGAAGTCCATGCCGCTCTTGCGCATCTCGGTATTGAGGGACGGGTTGATCTCGTGATATATCTCGCTGTTGCCGTCGCCTTCGACAGTCTTGATATAGTCCGGAAGCCCCATGTCACGGGAAAGCGCATCGGCGTTCTTCTGGCTGAGACGTGCGCCGGGTGTGCTGAGAAGGCGGTCGCTGTCGAGTAGCACAAGCCGCTTGCTGTCGAGGATTTCCTTCGCGTTGCGGCTATATGCTATATCAAAGTCCCGGAGTTCTTCGGTCGCCTCCGCAAAGACCGGCAAGCCCAGCGGGGAGCCGATATCAACGTTGTTCGCGCTCGGTGTGCGGAAAACCCCGAACAGGGGCTTATCGACATTGACAGCGACTATATCCTCCTGCAAGCCGCTCCACGGGGTCTCGGCTATCGGTACGGCGCGTCCGTTGTCGTTTTCGCTCTCTCCCTTGAAGCACCGGTTGGATATCTCATACTTGCGGTTGTCCCCCGTGCCGGTGAAGCGGTGATACTCAAGCCGGGTGTACCACTTTTTCTCATACTTCTGCCGGTCGATGAACACAATCCCGGTAATGGCTCCGTTTGCCATGTCAACAATCTTGTATCTGTCCGGCATGACGAAATCTATCCCCTCGCCGTTGGGCTTGAGGATCATATTCCCCGCCGCGCATCCGTATTCCGTCCAGTCCCTGAAGCTTGAGTATGCTGCGTCTATCTGCTCCTGAAGCCACTTTGCGCGTGCGCTCCCGTCTATCTTTATACCGATAGCAAGAGTAGTAAGCCGCGCGACCTCGGAGCATACGCTTTTCGCGACGTTTACGGTCTTGATATGCCCGTCGGGGTCTACCCAGTCAGGCATACCGCTGTATATATCCATGCACCGCTTGATGTACTTGTCCATCGCAGTGGATGATATAGGCTCCACGTCAAACTCGTCTTTGATTCGGCTGTCGATTAAAAGCATTCTGTTAAACCATCCTTTTATCCATGAAATAAGTCCCATATTATGCGTTTATCCCTCGCTTGTTGAATAGACTTTCGTATGCGTATCTGAGCGCGGAAATCGCATGGTCGTTGCCGTCCGGATATCCGCTGATTACATTTCCTTCTTTGTCCCGCTCATACTCATACTTTGTGATCTCGTTGTACGCGTTCGGTGTGCGCTTCGGGTCGATGACAATCGTCCGGCATTGCAGCCACTTGAAGCCGTACTCCACCGAACCCGCGCCCTTTATCGCTCCGCGCGCTTTAAGCCCCATGTCCCGGTAATCATTGACCGACTTCGGCTCTGCGCTGTCGCACGTGATGGCAAAATCGCTGTAACCTTTGTCGATGATCCATTTTCCGGTCTCGGCATTGCTCTGCTTGTTCACATACAGCTCGTCCATGAGATATATCTTCTCACGCGCGGCATCGTAGTGCGTCCGGAGAAAAGCAAACTGATCAGGATACCAACCGAAGTCCACGCCCTGATATATCCTGTCCATGCTGGATATCTCCTCGTCGGTAATCTCGCGCACCTCAACAAGATCGAAAACATTTCCTCCGTTCCCGTTGGGAATGCCGAGATACTCATGCTCATAAGCTGACGGGTTTATCTCCTTCAGGTGCTCCGCTTCATCGATAAAGGGCTGTCCGAGCCACTCAACCGGGACGTCCTGATATGTGGACTTATGCACGATCCGGTTGTCCTTCGGCTCAAGTATGTACTGGTTAGCCCAGTTTACCTTTGATTTCGGTGGGTTGAAGCTCTTGAAAATCCACGCGTGCTCACCGCCTCGGATGACCGACTGCGTAATGTTTCGTATCTCCTCCTGCCCGCAGAACTGGTCAAACTCCTCAAACCACAGGATGCCGAGATATCCGAACTCCGGAGAGATAGACTTTATCTTTTCCGGCTCATCGGCACCACGGAAGTATATCTTCTGCCCGGTTGCCTTCAGCGTTATCTCAAGCGGGCTTTTGTGTACCGTAAACTCTGCCGTCAGCCCTTGCTTTTCAATCGCCCATTTTATCTTACTGTACACAGAATCCTTTAAAGTGTTTCCGACCTTTCGGCACACTACACAGTGTATATCCCGATAGTTTTTCATGATTTCGACCACAATCTGCGCGATGGTGGACGACTTCGTTGAGCCTCTGCCGCCGGAAAAGACATACTCAAGATATTTCTGATCCCGCACTGCCCGGAGCGTACTGTGAAAAGCGTCCGGCACTTCGTACAAGTCCATATGGTATACGCGGTTGATGAGCGACTGCCGCTTTTCCTCTGCCTTGGCTTCTTTTTCTTCCTGCTTTTCGATAAGTGCCGCGACCGTGCTGAAAGCCCTGCTGTCGCCCTTCATTGCCGCCTGTATCTGTCCCGCTATCATAGCCGAGGCAACGGTCACATCGTCACTTACAAGCCCGCCAAACTGCTTCTTGATCGCGTCTTTGCCCTTGCCGTCGAGCTGTGAGTAAATCATGGCAGAGGCAAGCTGTGATATTGCTTTTTTCTCCCGGCGTGCCTTGGCGGAATTCCTGCCGCCGCGTGCGTTGATTTCCCTTACTTCTTCCTTACTCCTTCCGGATTCAGGAAAAGGTATCAGGTTGTCGTGTCCGTCTGCCATGTGTTCACCTCACCTTCTAAGCCTTCGGATTAATTCTTCCCGCGCCGTCCCAACGTTTCTATATTTCTGCTCATACTTTGACGGAAGCCACTCGCCTGCCTTGTAATTAAAATAATAACCTCTGCGGCTTATAAATGCATTCGCAGAATTGCTCCAATATAATCCCGCGGCATTAGCCGGTATTTCCATGCTTTCAATTATAGCTTTTTTCGCTGGACTGTTTGGTATAACTATTTTCTTTGCCTTTGTTAAATCCACTCCGAAGAACTGACCATGATCCGATTCCCTATAAGTCCCCTCCTTGTTACCATATTCAAATATTGCTGAACTTCTCCAACCGGCTTGTAAATTATATATTCCTATTCTGTCTGTGCGCCACTCGCCAGTTTTCGTCTGATACCGTATAGGTTTTTCCGGCGACGCAGGCTCAAAATACAATGTCCCGTTTCCGTCCGTTATTGCCTTATATACAGGCTCCGGAACCTCTTCAATATACATGCCCGGATTATCATCTATCCACGTCTGTTTCGTTGTCGCCGTAATAACCCCGTCCGCTGACGGTCTCACTGCGCCTTTCCCGCCTCTGCTTCCTTTTGGCATAGTCCTTACCTCTTCGCCGGTGTATATGAGTACTTATATCCGTATTTTTTCTGGTTCTTCTTAAGCCATGCCGAGACAGCGTCGTTGTAATCCTTACCGGATATCTTTGCTCTGCTCAATGCTTTCATCAGCCCGGATGCGTTGAAATTGTTTCCCTTCTCAAACGTATATGTCCCGGCATACTTCGCCGTTGCCGCGTCTCTGCCTTTCTTTGAGCTTACCGCAACGATTCCGCGCTCCCGTGACTGTGTGACGCTGACAATGTCATTCTTCGAAAATGTAGGCCATCCGTCGTGAGGGTGGTTGTGAATGACCATCTCGCCCTTCTTTCCCCATATCCCGACCGACCCTTGCTGACCATGAACGTACTGCGTTGTGAATCCGTGCGTATCGATGGTAATGCCGTGCTCCTTGTTGCTGTCTGCGTGTTTTTCGATGAAAGCGTTCAGCATATCCTGATAATCACGCCTGTCTGCCGCAACCTTGACGTTCATCCGGGCAGGCAAATCCGTTTCGTCCTTACCGTTCCCTCTGCCACCGGCTTGAAGCGTCCACGTCGCGCTGTAAGAATCCCCGGTTCGGCTTCCCTTCGGCATATCCGCGTATACCTTCGGAAGCTCTTTCCATGATTCTATGATGCTCCTGACGGTTTTGCCGTTTAAGACGTAATCCAGAACCGGATCGGTATCTTTCCCCTTGAATTTCTCAATGGTTTCTCCGCTCCGCTCGTCGAAAATCTCAAGCGGCTTTCTGAAAAGAATTATCCCGTCGCCGAGATATACGAAATTTACCTGCTTGAACTCTCTTTTAAAATCGTTGATATTCAATTGCCCCACCTCTTATCCGTAAATTTTTCTATGGTTGCGACTTCGTCGCCCATAAAATCAAACTTCTTGCCGTACACGATGACCTGTGACGGCCTCAGCGTCTGCATCATACCGGAATATTCTGCTTCAGCCGCCTGATATATATCCTTCCGGTCGGTGCGTACCCACATAGAGCTGTACGCGACTATCCCGCCTCTTGGCTCACCGTCGAGATACCACTCAAGGCTTCGTGTGTCGGTCGAGCTTCTGATCGTCGGGATAACCGTTATCCCCTCGCTCTGCCAGAATGCCGCACACCAATGCTTTCTGTAATGGTTGTACATCTGCGTTATAAGCGGCATATCTCCATACGGAGAGAAGTCCGGAGACATGACCGCCGCGAACCTTGAGAGCTTTTCTGCCCACACGCGGGGGGTGTTCCAGACGCGCTCAAACTGATAATCATCCACGAAAAAGTGAACGCCCTTTCCCTCCGGGTTCTTTTCGCTCAGCACATAATTGAAGCCGATCCACTCCTCTATCTCCGGCAGATCATATACCGGGGTGATTTCGGGGATATCGTACTTGCCCACACCGGGGAACTGCGCATATCCGAGATTGAGGATATCCTCTTTCATGCTCTGCGTTTCGGCTTTGTAGTCCGGCGGCTCGATCTCCTCCGGCACTTCAAGAGTAAAACCGAAATCTGACATATCGATATCGATGATGCCCGCAAGCTCTTCACCGAGAACCGGCAAATCCCACTCGGAACTCTCGCTGACCTTGTTATCCGCGAGACGATATGCCTTTATCTGCTCCTCGGTGAGATTTTCCGCGATAACACACGGCACTTCTTTCATGCCGAGCTTCTTTGCGGCTTTGTATCTTGTATGCCCGCAGATAATCTCGTGATTTACATCAACCACAATGGGCTGTTGCCACCCGAACTCTTCAATCGACCTTGCCACCGCCGCGACGGATTTGTCGTTCTTTCGCGGATTCTTTTCGTATGGGTGTATCTCTCCGATTTTAAGTGTTTTGATTTCCATGTGTACCTCCATTGTATAGCAGTATGAGCTTTGCGTCAAATACGCATTTAAGGGGAGCCGTAACAGCTCCCCTGTTTTCATTTCCCTTTTCCGAGCCAGACGATATACTTATCCCGGAAAATCGCGAGAGCCTTTTTTCTGTATGCGTAGAAGTCCGTCTGCGCATAAGGTATGCGCTCGATCTTGTCGTAAGAATCGCCACGAGAAAGATTTTGATAAAGCAGCTCCGCTATCTGGTCGTTCGATTCTTCGCATGATTGCCGCAGCAGTCCCTGTACCTCCGGCTTTTCCATCCGGCAGAGTGCAAGGAGAAAGTCCCGATTTTCCCTTGTGATTTCATAGTCTTTATATCTCTTGTCCCGTGTCCGCATTTTTACCTCCTATCAGTCATCTGTCATACCCAGTCCGAAGACAAAGGCTATATGGTCTTTCAGCTCGTCCTCCGTCATGGGGTCGCCTGTATACGATGCATGATATACCAGCCGGTCTCCCTTGAAGATGAGGATGGAGCCGCCGGTCTGAGCCGCCGTATAATCGCCGTATTCAGCGATTGTCGGCGGGTGGGGCGAATCCCTCCAGATATATTTTCTTCCGCAGAAAGCGCATCTGTGCGTGTCGTAGGCGGGTTCGCCGCAATACGGGCAGAAGGGAGCGAGGACACCGAATTCTCTGTACCATTGCACCTCTTCTCTGCCGAGGGCTTTCAGGATTTTGTTTTTCAGGGTCATGATACTTCTCCTTTCAGTCGCTGAGGATGTTGTATATACACTCCGCCAGTTTCCACAGGCAGAGGATTCCGAAACATATCCAGTATGCTGTTCCGGCTTTTATGGCTGCGCCTATTATGGCAAAGAGTACGATGGTCATATTGATTCCTCCATATTTATCGGTATTCCGACGGGTTTTACGCTTTCGCTGCTGTCGGTGGCGCGGAAGTGTTCTCCGGGGTAGGGGTACATAAACCGGAACATCAGATAGTTCGCGGCATCGACGAGATGTTCGGTATTTTTGTCCCGCTTGAAGGCTTCAAGGCAATCCTCGGCGGTTTTGAGAGCGTCCACTCTGCCGCCGCCGAAATTTATCCTTGCGGAGCCGTACTTTATATGCGACAGCTCAACGCGGTTTCTGCGGAGGCGGTCGAATTCTTCACTGTAGTCGGTCATTTCAGCTTTCCTTTCAGTTCGAATAATCTGCATATGCGGCGGCGGGAGTAGTTCACCCCTTTGTTCTTTGCTCTGCACCAGCCTTTATTGCCGATTCCGATTGTACTCACGTCTTCGGGATACAACGCAAAGTGATTGCAGAAGGAACAACGTTTGTGTCTGCGCCGCCATTTGCGCACCGGGTCTTCTTTCGCGCTTTTATATCTTGCCCGGATGGCTTCAAATATGTCCGGGCATATGTCTTCAAAATTCCATTTTTCGGAGTGCCAGTCCTTTCCGAGCAGATAATGCGCGATGTCGGTCAGTGTATCACTTGCCACCTTAAAGCGTTTATCCTCCGCTTTTTTCAATCCCGCTTCGTGATCGAGCCACTGTTTTACGCGGAATACCTGAATAAGCTCCGAGCCGTTTGTGTATGCTTCTTTTTTGTCAACGAATCCGTACTCCTCTACGAACTCGTCGAAGGTCTCCGGAAATGTCATCATTTCAGCCATTTGTGTAATCCCTTTCGTATGTGTCAAGCCAGAACTCAAGTCTTTTTTTCAACTTTTTGCGCCAGCTGTCGGGCATTTCGTCGTTATCAAGGAGCCAATTGAGAACTTCAATATGTGTCTCGATCTTATGTTTCCTTACCTCGCGCTGTTCCTTTTTTCGGGAGCGAGGGAAAGGTGCTGTTTGCGAGGATCTTCTGAACACGTTCTTCGGTCGTCATTTGCTTCTCCTCCCGGCTTTGCGCCATGCTTTGACGAAAGATTCGTTTTCCTCGGCGACGAACTCGACGGTGTAGAAGTCTTGTCCGCAGTCATGGCATTTGCGCTTGCGGTAATTTTCGTTATCGTCGTTGTTGTTCCGCTTCTCACAGCAGAACATTGACTTGCTTTTGCAGTATGGGCAGATCATGCTGTCTCCTCCTCTTTTTTGTCAATGTAGGTATAGAACATATCAAAAGTGTCGATTCCGGAGGCTTCAAGGAGCGCAAGCGTCAGGTTCGTGCCGACGGAGCGTCCTCCGGAGAGGAAGCTCGTGACGGTTCCCTGTGAAACTCCTGCCCGGTCGGCGAGCTTCTTTTGCGATTCCCTTGATTCGGTGAGCGCGTTTCTGACGTACTCGACCATGGCATTATATACCGCTGTCGCGTTTTTCTGCGCGTCGCTTGCGCTTTCCCACACGGTATTTCCGACGGCGGTCTCGGCTTCCTTGCGCGTTCTGAAGGCTTTCACGCCCCATTCGGCGGCTCGGTATCCTTTTACGCGGATCATGAGGCGCATATCCTGAGAGAAGAATATCTCCTTTATCGTGCCGAAGGCTATGCGTTTCTGGTTTTCGTGATCGCGGATGAAGTAGACGTGATCGCCGATGCTGACGGGGAGATTTATTGTCATTTGTACAACCCCTCCCCGAACCATTCACAGAACGACTCCATGCACTCCCGGCAAAGGTCTTTTGCGTTGAAAACAAATTCTGCACAATCGCCGCTGTCATACCTCGGTTCCGGATATCTCAGCCGAAGAACATTAAGAGCGTTTCCTAACGACTGCCCGGTTGTTTCATAGTACTCATAAAGTTTGCCGCATCGATCACATTTTCTTGCTTTCATTTTGTCTTCTCCTTCAGCCTTTTTTCGAGGCGGTCGATTTTTGCTATCCTGTAAAGCGGGACGTCCTCGGACACGTCGAAGAGGGCTTCCATCTGCTCAAGCATGATATACACGTCGGCGATCTCCTCGGCTATGCGGTCGCGGTTTTCCGGGTCACCGATGCCGGTGCGGATGGCTTTGCAAAGCTCCTTCTGAAGCTCGGACAGCTCCTCTATTGCGACGACGGTCTGAGCGTATGCCCCGAAGGTATCGAGGGCGGTTTTAAGTGTCGGGTGCATTGTGGTTCCTCCTCAAAAGCCATATGTAATGGCGATATACTTCTTCGATCCTTCGACGGCATAGTAGTAAGTGCCGCCTCCGGTGTCGCTTTCGTAACCTGTATACTGATCACACCATTCGCCGTCGTCCTGCTTTCTCCCTTGCGGCTTGTCAACGACGAAGAAATCGCCGATATAACAGCCGTCGAATTCGTCGCAGAATCTGTCGCAAAGGGCTTGTCTAAGTTTTATCGCCTCCGCTTCGTGTTCGTTCAGTTCCTTTATCAGTTTAAGTACATCTTTTTCTACTTTCATTTCCAGTTTACCTCAATTCCTTTTTGCTTTGCGTGCTTTTCAAGGGCTTCGAGCGCGACCTCGCCGTAGCGGTTGCGGTAGTCGATTATCGTCTGTGTGAACTCCTTTGAGAACCTTTCCATGCGCTTCTCGCCGAAGCCGAACTCGCCGTTTAAGACAAGTCCGGCGGCGAGGAAGCACATCGAGACTGCCGTATCAACGAGCGCATTGTCGTGCATTTCCTGTCGGGTTTTGCGGGAGAGGGTCATGTGATATCGCTCCAATCAATCCGTTGTCCGCAGGTTCCGCAGTATGTATTGGGATTTGGGTTTCCGCATACCGGGCAGAGCACTTCGTTCTCTTTGTCAAATATGTTTTGCCCTCTATCCGGCTTTTTCGGTATCTGCTTTTCAAGGGCTTCGACTGCCTCGCCAATTGCCTCTTTTCCTGCGCTGGAGAGAGCCGGGTACAGTCTTTTCAGTATTTTTATTGCGTTTTTGGTGGTCATTTGTTTTTTCCTCAATTCTTCACTGCCTCTTTCTTTTGGCTCTGCATATTCGCAAGTATCGCTCGGATTGACTATTCTTAATTGTATTTTACATTCTCCATACATATCGGAAAACATAAGGTGTTTGCAATTCAAACAAGTGATTTTCGTCTTGTCTGCACCTCTTCCTTTCTCCGCCCTTAATTCTTCACGGGCTTTTGTAGTGTTGCGTGAAAGCGTCATATCTCATTATCCATGCGGAGCTTGGCTATAACTCCGACCATCTTTTCTCCTCGCGGCGTTATCTGCGCCACGGTGACGATGTTGCTTACATCCGAGGCGTAATAGCTTGTAAATTCTCCGTCGAAAAGCTCGACCGCTTTCTCTTTTACATAGAATACCCCTCTTTCGTTGGCGAGCTCTCGGTATATGCCGAGATTGTTGTCTGCCTCTATGAGGTTTTCAGTTTTCTTGAGGAGGTTTCCCTCACACATCTGGCTTTCCCACGCATCAATGAGGCTTTTCATTTCTGCGCTCGGGATTTTTTTGAGGTTGAGGTTCGTCTCTGCTTCGTTCAGGACGAACCCCGTCACGCCATCTGCCGTGATGAAGGCGTCGCCGTCTGCGAGGGTTTCTCTTTTTACTGTGGTCACGTCTTTCTGCATTGCCGCGAGAATTGCTTTTTCGATTTTTGAAGTGTTCATTTTTTCTTTCGTCCTTTTCTTTTGATTCTTTTCTTTCTTTTCAGTACCATTGACCGTTTCGGCTGATATTTTGCGTTCGGCGCGGGACAAAAATCTTTTGTTAATGCTTTGTATTCCTCAATGAAATCAAACATTTTTCTTGTACCTTGGCATTGGTGCCCATGCTATAATGCCGTCCCAATCGCCCCGGTTTTCAAGATAATATCCTTCGTCTATGCCGCACACATCAACGTCAACACCGTATTTTGTCGCGACAAGGATTTCTTCGCCGTCATCGGGTAAAGGACAATCAAGCATATATTCGGGTTCAAATTCGGCATATTTTTCTTTTTCTTCGTCTGTCAGCGGTCTTGTCTTTATCTCGTGCCATGTGATGGTTTCTTTGTAGGTCATTTGTTGTTTCTCCTCTCAAAAATTTATTCTACTACTTTTCTCCCGCATTCCGGGCAGTAACTCGGTTCATATCTAAAAAACAGCGGCTCTGTATCCTCTATGTACGAACAATTAACGGGATCAACAATGGCGATATTGCACTTGGAACACACGAATCCGTCTAAGGCGGCATTGTAACATTCGTTTTTGTCTTTTTCTCTTAGCGCCGAGCACAATGTATAAAATACAGAATCTCCATATTGATTTCCGGCGATGTTGTTAAGATATTTAATTGTTGACTTTTTGTTTTCTTCAAGAATTTCTAATACTTTCTCGCATTTCATGTTGTTTTCCTCATTTCTCTGAATTTATTTTCGCATCCGCGACAGGTTTTCTTTTCGCAGGTCAGGCACATCTCGATCTCGTCCGGGTGGAGAGGGTCGGGGTTGTGCTTTATTTTCCGCTCCGGGTGTATGCGGGTGAGCTTGCCCTGCTGGTGGAGGGTTTTGGTGAAGGTCATATCAGCCCCACTGTTCTGCCATTGCCCTTGCAACGGCGGGAAATGTTTTGCTCCGCAGCTTTTGATTGTGTGTCACCCCGACAGAATCTCTTCTTGTCCCGTCCGCTTTGAAACTCCCGGCAGAGATCCAATGGAATCGGGGGGGGGATGCGTTCAGTTTCTTCCAGCGGCGGAATACCTTTCAGCCACAAACAAGTTTTCTTTTCGTAAGGATCACCGAAGAAGTATGGCTGTATGATCTGTGTGTACTGCGGAAGGCAGAAAACCTTTGAAGGAATTGGATTTTCGACCGCTATACGGGGGATATCGGCATGGAAAAATTTCAGAAAAAACTCCTTTGCTTCAAGCCCTTTGTAAAAGCGATCGGCATTTATCCATGATACCCCGTCGATTTTCTTGAAAAGGCGGCAGGCACCAGCGTTGCTAAGATACGTACACGGCGGGTGTGCTATCAGCATATCCCACTTGCCTATATCGTGCATTACCCAGTCGTCGGTGAGGATAGTCCCGCCTTTCAGAGCTTCCAGAGCGTTGCCTCTTATGTGCCACTCCGGATGTCCACCGGAACACTCCTGTATATCGCAGGAGTACGCCTCGTGTCCTTTCTCGCGGAAGGCGGTGCAAACTCTCTGCGATTCTTCACAAGCGACAAGCACTTTCATGTCTCCGTCACCTCGATTCCATATAGGTGGAGCATGAGCTTTTTCTTGATGATATATTCCGGTGTGCGGTGTCCCTTTACGTCCTCGACGATATGCTCTCCGGTGCGGGTGTCGGTGTAGGTGAAGTCTGCGACGTATGCGCATTCGCGGAGGGCTTTGCCGGATTTCAGGCGCTGCTTCGGGATCAGGGTGAATTTTACCTGACGCTTCAGGTCGGTTATGTATCCGGTTTTTGCGAGGAAGGCAAGATGTGTGTACCGGAGGGCTTCACGTTGGCTGTCGAAGGTCTCGCCGGTGGGGAGGGTGGTTTTGCGGTTGTGGTATTTACTCACGGTGTGCCTCCTTGAGGGATATATCGCTTTCGACCTCGTTGCCCCATACGTCCCATCCTTCGGCTTTCTGCCTTGCGAACAGCTCGACGCGGGGGAGGTCGCCCATCAGCTTTACTATGCGGTCGCGGGTTTCGTCGGGCTTCTTGGAATGCTCCTCGCGCGGGGAAACGATAAGCTGACTGACGCACGGTGACTGCCTTTTCGGATTCCCCTTGACGGCAAGCAGGCATATCTCGGCATTGCTCCTCGTCCAGAAGCCGAGACCGGTGAACCATGAATCGGTTTTCCGGTTTTTCTTTGCCCACACGAAGGCGGTTGTTTTATACCGGAAGCCCCATGCTTCTATCAGCTCCAGCGCCTCTTTTATCATGGGAAAGGTCGCCCACATGAACAGCGTGCAGTCTTTTTCTGCGATTTCGGATATCGGGAGATTTTTCAGATCCTCCTGAGACATTGTGGGGTAATGGTGTTCTGCCGCTCCCTGTACGCCATGCTGATTGTACCGCCACGGCGGGTCAGCGTAGATGATGTTATATTTGCTCATCTCTTTGCCTCCAAAGCGTCCAGAACCGCGTTTCTGCGCTCGTTTTCGTCCGGGAGCAGTCTGTCTCCCGGCATACTCATTCGTTCCTTCTGCGCAAGCAAGAGCTGTTTTACTTCGGGTGAGAGGAGCTTGCTGTCCTTCACGCGCTGCCGAGATGCCTTGAAGTTTTTCGCGAAGTTGCTTTGATGAACCGAGTTGAAGATCGATTCGTCTATCTGCGCCCATGCCCGAAGCTGCTCCGGCTGTCCGACGTAAGCCTTAAGCTCGTCCGGGAGTTTTTCAAACTCCTCGCGGAAGTTGTAGTACCCGTTTCGCACGGCACGGAGAAGGATTGACCACATCTGACTGTCGGAGGGCGTGCCGGAAGCGATATCCTCCATACTTGATATGTAATCCCTTATATCCGCGATAGACGGCGCGTAGCTTGATCTCTTTATCAGCTCGGACACGGCAAACTTCACGGTCTGCGGGTCGCTGTCGGCAAAGCTGAAGCTCCATAGGTTTACGAGCGCTTTTGCGTCACCGTCGCTTATATCGCGGTATATGTACGGATACGCAACCTTCAGCAGTGACAGGCACTCAAGTATATCTTTCTTATCCATACTCGTCCTGCAACATCTTCAGGAAGACGTTGCCTGTATCTCCTTCCTCGGTACTTGTTCCCCGGTTATCGTATCTGCCATCAAGAACTTTGGCGAAATTTGAATCGCACATAAGCCAATCAAAATCCGCACGCCAGTTCCTTTTGTTTTTCCCTTTCAGGAAATCGCTTGCTTCTGCTTTTTCAAACAGTCTCTTGAAGTCCTCAAGGGAATACATCATAGTCCTTGCGTGTATAGCTTGCTTTCTCTTATCCGAGAAGGCGGTTACACGCGGGAATGACACGCAAGTGTCATTGAAGAGGTCGAAGACCTCTATATAATCTGTTCTCTTCTTTTCTTCTCTCTTCTCTTCTCTTCTCTTCTGTTCTGAAATGTCAACATTTTCGCCCGAAATGTCAACATTTTCGCCCGAAATGTCATCATTTTCGGATTTTTGGGTACAGTTTATTAAGAGGTACTCATCTTTGATTTTTGAATCTTTACGGCGGTTGACCGCTTCGAGGTACCGTTTCTGTATTCCTGCGGATGTCAGGATGTGATACCTGTCGAACAATTCTTTATCAAAAATGCCTCTTCTGATCGCTGACGCGACTATGTCCGAAACGACATTGCCACCCTCGCCGCACTCCTTGCGGCTGAACAACAATGCAACCTCGTCTGTCCATTCACAATAGTAACCTTCGCTGCCGTAAATCTTTTGTAGCAGCTTGACGACTACTGCAAACCCTTTCAATCCGTATTCAGCTTCTATGAGCTGAAATTTATCATCAAGATGCACATCGAGCTTGAACCATTCAAGCGATGCTTTCATCTGAGTTCATTTTTCCTTTCTGTATCAGAACGGCAGGTCGCTGTCGTCGCCCGCCATTTCTTCGAACCGCGGGGCTTTGTATGCGTCGGGAATATAAGCAGGCGCTCCGGCGCTTTCGTTCGTCACAGGCGATTTCTGCGTGTTCTGCGCGGTGTCGGATTTTCCGTCAACAAATCTTGCGTCATCGACAAGCACCTCGACCGCTTTCCGCTTCTGGTCGTTTTTGTCCGTCCATATGCGGGTCTGTACCTTGCCGGATATCAGGATTGCGCTTCCCTTACGGAAGTATTTCGAGATAAACTCGGCTCTCTTTTCCCATGCGACGAAGTCAATGAAATCCGTCTGCTCGTTTCCGTCTCTGCGGTCGCGGTTGACTGCGATGCTTGCCTGAAGCACCTGTTTGCCCTGCGGTGTCGTGCGGACATCCGGGTCTGCGGTCAGCCGACCGGCGAGAATGACTTGGTTAAAGTTAAGATTGCTCATCCTTTTGCTCTCCCTTCGGTAAACTGTACTCGGCGACACGCACTCTCTCGCCGAAGCGGTTGATTGCGGGGATCGTCCTTGTGTTGATTACAATCCCCTTCCTTTTAAGGTCATTGACGCGGGAAGTGAGACGGGCAACGCCGTACAGCTCAAGCGCCTGCGCTTGTGTGAGAGACCCTATGTACTTCAGGTGTTCAAGCACCTTAAAGCATTGTGTTGTAGCGTTCATCTTGGGGAAATCTCCTTTCGAAATTGTTTTTCGGTATTTTTGCCTTTCGGCTGGGACGGATGCGCTCCGTCGGGCGGTCGGTCTTTGCCGGCTGTCATCAGGCTGTCTGAGGGGTTATCCGAGGAGCTTTTTTATCGTTTCTCCGCCGTAACTGTCTTTACAGAGGTTGATGAACTCCTCTATGGTGAAGGTATCGTTTTCGAGGTCTATGTCGTGGCTGCGGACGAAGGACATCCGTCCGGCTTCGCAGCTTCCGGTGAGCCTGTTGTGCCACACAAAGAGATCTTTTGCGGGATATTTCACGCCGGGGCTGTGGGCTTTGAAGAATTCTGCGATGCGGTCTTCTTCGGGCATATCATCAAAGAGCTTTTTGTGCAGTGCGTCGATTGCTTCTTTTAATGTATTTCCGTGGGCGAAGGTGTTTCCGCTTTTTGCGACGTAGCAGGGCGTGAGGGTCAGATCAGTTTCGAGAATGTATCCTTTTGCGGCGCCGCCGAACACGGCGGTTATTATGGTCTGTACGTTATCAATCAGATGCACATCTCTGCCGTCGTACGACGCAATTCCGTCGCCGTCGCCGTAGCCGTCGCCGTAGCCGGAGCTGTGGCCGTAGCCGAAGCCGGAGCCGTAGCCGGAGCCGGAGCCGTCGCCGTTGCCGTTGCCGGAGCCGTTGCCGGAGCCGTAGCCGGAGCCGTTGCCGGAGCTGACAGCAACAAATTTTTTTACACTCTCCATTCCGGAACTTCCTTTATACTGACTTCAGCCTCGGCGGTACAGGGGATGATCTCAATCACTCCGAGTATAACCATCTCGGGGACGTAGATGGTGAACTTGCAATCTTTAGGTTTTTTTGTTCCCTCAACGGCAAGCTCTGAGAGGGATGCCGCGCCGCTCCAGTACCAGATACGGCGGACATCGGTCATGGTGACTTCGCTTCCGTTGCGCTCCTTGATTTTGCCGAAGAACACTCCTGCTCTGTCGGATCTTACGATGTAGTTCTGTTCTTTCATTTCTCTTTCTCCTTTTCGGTTAAGTAATTTCGTCCCACAAGGCGCATAAACTCGTCTCTTGTGTGGTTTTTTTCGTATGCCGCCTGACATCTGCGCTTGAGGTAAAGGTCTGTGTCGCGGCATTTATGGGCTGATGCGGGGGATTCGGTATGGCATGACGGACAGAGGAAGACGACGAAGCCGTTTTCGTCGGACATCCAGCGGTTTGCCGCGCCGAAAAAACAATGATGCAATGCCGTGTCTCCTCTGCGGCGGCATATGTAGCAAATGCCGGGGCGGGTCTTGAGTACGGATTTTATCTCGCGTTTTCCCATAGGCTCAGCATCTCCGCGATCTCGTTCGGGGTTTTGGTTTCGATGCCCTGCTCCTTGCACTCCTCGATGATGAGGTCGAGGAGGCGGGACATCTGGGCGGTATCGTAGGTGGAGGAGCCGTAATAGAGGATCACTGTCTTACGGCCGTCCAGCTTTGATGGCATGGTGTCTGTCACCCATCCGATGCCGTTTCTCTGCCATGATTCCGTCAGCTTATCCACTGCCTTATCCTGCACGCAGACGGTTGTACAGTTGCCGCCAACGTCGCGGATAAGGGAGCGGTATATCCTTTCCTTCGGGATGCGGAGCTTTTCGGAGAGGCGGTCGAGGAGCACCCATGCGTAGGCTGACGAATCAAGGCTGCGCTTTTTGCGGTACTTCTTAACGGTGATTTCGACATCCTCTCCGTGAAGCCCGTCCCATGCCGGACGGAAGTCCTCGTCAAGCTCTATTGTGACGCGCTGCTTCCGGTCGGCAGTGAAGGTTATTTCGGAGGCGATCCTGCCTTTCATGGGAATCTCCTTTCTTTCAAGCACTTTGAAAGGTGGATGAGGCGGGGGATGTACTCTTTTTCAACCCATTCGCGGTCATATGGGATTTCGATCCTGCCGAGACGGTCAGGGTCGATTTCGTTGAAGAAATTGTCGTAATCTTCGGGGAGGAGAAGGTAATGGTCGATATACAGCTTTTTCCCAGTCGCGAACATTTCGACCTGCGCCTGCTGCCAGTAATTTTTCGGCACTTTGAATCCCGGCTTACTGTGGGTTTTGACTTCGTGAATGTACTCTTTATCCTCTCCGTCGAGGTTTACTCTCAGGCGGACGGGCTGACCGTCAATCTTTCTGATTTTTATCTGCCGGTCGCGCTTTTTTACTCCGAGAGCGTCGAGGATGCGGTGTTCGTAGGCTGTCCCGGCGGCAAGGTAGATGTTTGTAAAGTTATTCTCGGCAAGCCCGAGCTTTACCATCCACCACGCCGCGAAGGTTTTTGTCTGCCAGTTTCCCATGATTGTTGCGGTGTCGCTTGCGCCGAACCATCCGGCGCGGGATTTGCTCTTTATCATAGCTTTTTCAGAGCTTCTTCAAGATACGAGATGCCGTTCATATACTTGATGAGTATCTGTCCGACATCGCTCTCTTTGAGGTTGCACTTCTTGCAGATTTCTGCCTGAGACATTCCCTTTTTCATGAGTTCGGTAAATTTCTGTTCGATGCGCAGTTTTATCTTCCAGATATTATGAATACTGAGGTCTTCGTTTTCGGCTTTTTCGCCTTCGTCGTCTCCTGCCCAGAGGGAGAAGCCGAGACCGGTTCGGATCGCAACGCCCTTCACGAAAGCTCTTGCGTGTGCGTTTGAGATACGGAGCTGATTCAGGGTATCGTCGTACACCACAAGGTTTCCGTTGAGGAGCGGCATATCCTGAGTAAAGACAAGGTCATCGATGTGTATCTCAACGCTGACGAAGTAACAGCCTGTGGTTCTTCCGTCCTTATTGTGTGTTTCGCGGGACGAGAAGAGATATCCGCCCTCGGCGTTCTTCACCGGGGTGTAGTACACCGTTTCCGCGCCGTTGTCATGAAGCAGGGTAACGCATTTCGCCCAGTTGAGGTAGGGGATATCTATCACCCGTCCGTTGTCGTCCTTGCCCTTCTTCTTGTCGCAAAAGGGGCTTACATCGATTTTATAAAGTTCGTCGAATTTCTTAAGCATTGCATCTCACCATCTTTCTTATTTTTTCACAGGCGACAAGAAGCTGTGCTTCCTGCCAGTCATTTTCTTCTTCCTCGGTCTCAAAGACCGGTGTTTCGGTTTCTTCTTCGTCTTTCTCTTCGGGTTCGTCCGCATATGTGCGATAGCGGTGATTTTCCCAGTCATAATGCGAGTCGAGCCATTTTTGCTCGTAGTCGGTTATGGTGATTTCATCCCAGATTGTCATCTTCGGGGGTCTCCTTTTTGAGGTATCTTTCTTCCCAGCTTTTGATTTTGTTGAACACCTCGCTGTTGTCTTTGTTGAATGTGTATGTGTATGCGTGTTCAGAGTGAAGAATTTCAATGGTGCCTGCCTGATAGATGAAAAGGCTGACAGTGATCACGGTCGGGCTGTACGACACACTGAATTCCACATTTTTCGGAGCACGGCAGTTGAGGATGTAGATGTGTTCGAGCGCGTATTCAGCAAAGGTATGCATTTGGGCGGGGGTGAGTATTTTCATGGTTTGCTTCTCCTTTTGAAAATTAGTTTGTACTGCGCGTACACGATAACCGGCAGGGCGGCGAGAGCCTTTACTCCGAAGGTCACGGCAAGCGCAAGAAATATATACATGAGTGTGAGGGCAATCGTGCCGGGGATGTACTTTTTCATGTCAGCCTCCTATGAGAGTTGAGATTGAGATGTTCAACGCGTTTGCGATGGCAGAAAGCTCCGAGAGGGTGACGCTTTCCGGGGATGTCCTGAGAATGCTTTTCAAGCGACCGTAGGACAGACCGAGATTCTTTGCGACGGTGTCCTTGTCGTCTCCCTTCCGGTATCTTTCTGCTTTGTATGCGTCGATATGCCGCACGACCGAAGCGCACCGTTTTTCGGTTTCGGTCATGGCTGCGCGGGGCATCAGTCAAGTCCCCTTTCATGTTCGAGCTTTGTCAGCAGGTTCAACACTTCGTTGCGGATTTTATGGTCTTTCGGATAATTGGTGTTTTTTGCTATTGCATTGCTAAGCTCCTGAGGAGTTACCGAAAAACCCGGCTTGCTTAGCGTTTTCGCGATGTAATTCTGCTTTATGCCCAAACGACGGATTCTTGATTTCAGATCGAGTTCCATTTTTTCCTCCTTTTAAATTTGTTACGAATTTCCCTTGACAATCGCGCCGTTAAATGATATACTGTAATTGCGAGGTACAATTTAATCACTTTCCGGCGCTTTTGTCTCGGGAGGTTCTTTGTCTGTGGCAATCATTTCTGTTACCGTAATTACATTATATCACCCAAAACGGGCGAAGTCAATAGTTTTTCGCTCATTTTGAGCGATTTTAGAGTTTGCACAAATCTGGGGGGCGGTTTTATGGTCAATTATAGCAAAATAGATACATTGAGTGACAAGAAAATATCTAAATCAAAGCTCAGTGTATTAAGCGGAAAGTCGCGAGGATACTTGAAGGACTGCAAAAGACTTAACTTGAATATCCCAGACGATATCCTTTCCAAGATCGCGGTACTACTTGATACCACGCCCGAATACCTGAGAGACGAAACCGATGAACCTTCCCGTACCCCCGACACCCTCGATTTATCGAAGCTTGATCCTGCTGTCGCCGCTTTAATAAAAAAAATAGTCGCCTCTCCCTTGGATAAGGTTAAGGCTATAAATAAACTGCTCGATACCGAGCACTAAGGGATTTATGCCGGAATAATAATGACAATCAAAGAAAGGAATCAGAAAATGTCAAAATACGATGAGCTTACAAAGCTGAAAGATTTACTCAACGAGGGCGTGCTTACTGTACAGGAATTTGAATCGGAAAAAGCGAAGGTTCTTGCTAAAGAAGATATCGTTCCGGCTACACAAGAGAATTTTCATCAAAACCAATCGCAGCCGGCTGTTATTGTCAACAACACAAACATCAACGATAATGCTGATTATTTCCCGTATGGAAATATGAAAAACAAATGGATTGCCCTGCTGTTGTGCGTGTTTTTGGGCTTTTTGGGCGCGCATAAATTTTACGAGGGCAAGATTCTGCTGGGCATTGTTTATCTATTCACGTGCGGAATTGGATTTGTCGGGGTTGTAATTGACTTTTTCGCGATACTTTTCAAGCCCAACCCTTATTTCGTATAACTAAGATGACAAAAGCCCGCCGAAGCGGGCAGTTGCCTGATATATTGGATTTACTCGTTTATCAACTGCTCGATTTTTTCGAGCTGTTCAGGGGTGGCGTTGAGTACTCTGTCGATAAGCTTTATGTACTCGATGTCAAGTGTGGCAAGATTTATTTTTTCGTCCATTTTGTTCTGTCCTTTCGTCGTCCTCTCCGTAGAGAGATTTAATAATTGTGAATTCTTCCTGCGTGAGTTTTGCGATAAACCGGGCAACATCCGGCGTCAAACGAATCTCTCCCATTCAATCACCCTCCTTTCCGTCTTCCGGCGCACAGTCCTCCTGATACGTCACGCGCCTCATGCGGAGCTGCAAGGCTCTTGCGAGCCGAAGCTCGTCCTCGGTGATTATCGGGTCGGTGTAATGGCGCTCTCTTTCGATGCGCCGTTTTTCATAGCGATTGCGTATCATAGTATACCTCCGGTTTTTTATGTTATATTTACCATACCACATTTACAGGTGAATAGCAATAACCAGTTATGAATACCGGCATATTTAATCGAATTGTGCAACTCATATATGAGAATTGCGATTCATATTTAAATGCTGGAAACTATACAATGAAGGAAGGTCAAAAAAAATGACGATTTCAGAGTATCTGAACGAGCTGAAAAAGGAAAAAGCCCTGACCAATCAGCAGATTGCAGAGCTGAGCGGCATCGCTCCCGGCACGGTTGCGCGGCTGTTCTCCGGTCATGCCGAGGGAGCGGCGTTTTACACCGTCTCCAGTGTGGTAAAAGTTCTTGGTGGCTCTCTCGATGAGCTTGCGGGAATCGAGCAAAAGCAGATTGAGCCTACAACCGGAACCGCGACTGTCATTAAGTATGTCCGAGACTATGGAACGGAGAAACGGATATCCGAGATCTATCTCCGCTCTTTAAGAGGCAAAAACCTTTGGATAATCTTTCTCGGCTTTCTTTTGTTTGCGTTGGTTGCCGCGATCATCGGCATACTGATATACGATTTCACACACATCGACATCGGGTTTTTCAGGCAGGCACTCGGTTCCTTCGAGACGCAGAAAGAAATCCTTATAACGATAATATGAACTACACCCCGCGCGTGCGGGGTTCTTTTTGAAGGAGGTCAAAATGGTTAAGGCAGAAAGGCTACCGTCGGGGTCGTACCGGATAAAAGTCCTTGACTATAAGGACGAGGACGGAAAGGCGCATTACCGGAGCTTTACCGGGAAAAACAAAAAAGCCGTGCAGCTTGAAGCGGCGCAGT